GGGAGCTTGAACGCCGTGAGGCTGAGGCTAAGAAAGTTCGTGGAGATGATGGTGAAGGTAAGGTTCCAAACCTGTCTACGCTTAATACCTTTACCGGCGCTGCTGTTGGTCGCGCACTTGCTGCGAAGTATGGTGATTTGCTTAAATCAAAACAACTTGCTATTATTGAAAATGCAGATGGTAGCACCCGATTTAGCTATGTTGGAACAGATGCCACCACTCGTAAAGCTATTCTTGATTTGCAAGCCAGTGCTGCCCAAACTGCTTTGTCGTTGTATACCGACAGCAAGGGCATGCCAATCAATAGGGATGTTGCTAGCGTATTGAATAGCTTTAAAGCACCAGCACAAATGCAAGAAGCTGCTCCAACTACACCAGCACCGGCTGCACCAGCATTGCCCCCATCATCAAGTGGTGGTAGGACAGAGGCAGCACCTCAAGTTAATATACAAGAGGAGCGTAGAAAAGCAAATGCTGCAATTAGTGGAGGCGCTGATTCCGCTGCTGTTAAAGCACGATTTAAACAAACCACAGGTCAGGATTTGTAATGGCTGATTATGCTGATTTGATACCCGCTGCTAAAGCCGGTGGTGCAGACACCTATGCTGATTTAATTCCAGCAAAGCCACCTGCACCAGAAGTTGATCTAACTAAGCCAGCCTTTGGCACGATGTCACGCCCGTTTCGTAGGGATGATGCTGCTCAGAAGGTCCGCGCAGAAGCAGAAGCTGAGCGCAACAAGCCTAAGTTTACTTACGATGAGTTGTATAGCAATCCCGAAATCTTTAAGGTCATCACTGACTATTCTAAAGTGGCAATGAACTCCACATACAAGGAAGGCACTGACAAGAAAGAGTTTGTTAACAGCTTCATGGCTAACATGCGTGGTGAAGAATGGAATACATTCTCTAATGTTGCTGCGCTGAACAAGCTGCGAAACTCTCCCTTGCCAGATCAAGAGAAGCTGGCACTTGGTAATCGTCTGTATGATGAGATTGCAAGCGCTGGTACTAAAGGTGGTCAACCGGGTGCTGGTCCATATGTAGACATTGCTAAAGCAGCATTGACTGACCTGACAAACTATATTGGTTTTGGTGTTGGTACTGGTTTAAAGAAGAAGGCTGCTAAAGAAGCTACAGAGCTTGCTACTAAAGCTATCATTGGTGAGGCTGGTGAGGCTGCTGCCAAGTCTAAGATTGCTAGCTTGCTTACACCTACTGGCATCACTGCTGTCACTACAGCTACAGAAGCTGGCCTTGCTGTTGGTCAAAACGTAATTGAACAAAAGAAGAAGCAAGAAGTTGCTAAGGCAATGCGTGAAGAACCAAAAGACCTTGACCCTGCACAATTAGGTGTGGCAGCATTGTTTGGTAGTGTTGGTGGATTCCTTGAAGGCCGTGGCGCTCTTGCTATAACCGGTGGTAAGTCTGGTGCTGAACAGTTTAGTGAAAAGCTTCTCAAGGCTAAAGTACCTAAAGACCCCAATGCTCCTGTCACAGAGTTTGAGAGAATGGTTGCTGATCCTATTTCACAAAACATGGATGAGCTTGTGTCTCAGTTTAACAAACAAGAAGGTCGTAGGATTTTAGATGAGATTGACCCTGCCACTGCATTAACTGATTCAAAGATTCAAAGTGATTTGTCTGCTCGTGCTGTACGGGTGGCAATGCATGTCATTGATGCTGACCCAACCTTTCGTTTAAAGCCCAATCAAAAAACAAGTGACGCTATCGCCAGCGTCTTCTCAAATCTAGACACCATTGACGATGCTGTTCTTGAACAAGCCATCCGTAGAGAAGGACTGAGTGTTGAGCAATTTGCACAAGCAAACTTGATGACTGTTTCCGATGCTGCTCGTGTGATGCAGCAATATTCTGCTGCGTCTAAGATTCTTACTCGCATGACTCAGATTGACCCTGAAGCTGCTAAGATTGTCGATGGCTTGTTTAATAAACCAGATGAATATGTATCTGCCCTTGGGCGTATCGGTCAAGTTATACGAACAGTAGAGCGTGAATCAAAAGCATTTGTTGTTAGCGGCATTGGTACTACAGTGCGTAACATTATGGGTACATCAGTCGGCCTTACTTACAGTTCAGCAGGATCGTTGATTGAAGGGGCAATGTACACTGTTGGCAGAACACTGGATGGTGCCGCCAGCGGTAAGCGTGTTGAGACAGCAATGAGCAGTCTTGGTGATACATTCCGTGACGCATTCAGCGTGTATGGATATATGGCTAAGAATGGTTTGTCCACTGAAGTGACGAACAACTTGCTTCAGCACAATCCTGCTCTGCGTAACAATCTATTGAGCGCTACACAGGAGTCTTCTACTAACCAGCTTTCTAAAGCTGCTCAAGTCTTTAACACATTGAACGTAGCACAGGATGCTTTCTTCCGTAAAGCAATCTTTAACGCTGCTGTTGAGAAGCACATGCGCCGTGCTGGTATGGACATGTATCAGGTAATTGGTGAAGGCAAGGCAATTCCTGCATCTATCTTGCAACAAGCTACAGACGAAACTCTGAAGGCAACCTTCTCGTATACACCGAAGGTGCAGAAGAAAGGTATTCAAACCTTTGAAGCCGGTGCGGAAGCAGCTGGTAATCTATTTGTTAAGGCAGCTGAATTTCCCGGTGGTAGTTTACTTGTCACCTTCCCACGCTTTATGTCTAATGCTATTGCCTTCCAATATCGCTACAGCGTTTTTGGTGCAGCATCTGGAGCAGAAGACATTTATCGTGGCGCACTTATGAAAGCCTCTGGCTCTAATGCCGGTGATGGTTTGATTCGTCAAGGTCAAGAGAACATCGCTAAAGGTATTGTTGGTACGGCAGCGCTTGCTGCTGCGTATGACTATCGTCTAAACAACCAAGACACTGATTGGTTTAATATGAAGAAGGATGATGGCGGTACTTATGATACTCGCTCAATCTTTCCGCTTGGACCAACACTTGCCGTTGCTGACTTCTTAGCCAAACGCAAGCTTGGCCTTGAGCCAAAGACAGCTGAAATGGTTGAAGCCATTGTTGGTATGAAAATGCCAGCTGGTACACAAGCTCAATTACTTGATCAGGTATTCGCTGCTGTGTCTTCTGAGAAAGACGCAGATAAGCTTGAGATTGCAATTGGTAAAGTATTGGGTGACTTCACTGCACGATTCTCACAGCCGTTTGTATTCAAGAGTGCCTATGAGTTTCTTGATTTGTTCCGTGAGGAAGGCTCTATCCAGCGTGACCCTAATGTCATCACTGGTGATAAGACAGTTATGGGAATGCCCGTTCCTACGTTGGTTGAAGCTGGCGCACAGCGTGTTCAAAGCAAGCTGCCAATCCTTAAAGAGAGCTTACCTGAAGCTGTTCCTCGCTTGCGTGATGGTCCAGTGTACAAAGAAGGTGAGTTCTTCTACAGCTTGGTGGGTGTCCGTGAAACTCCAGCAAAGACTCCTGCTGAATCTGAAATCGTTAGACTTGGTATTGACCCATACAAGCTGTATGGTCCTTCGTCTGGTGACAAGAGCTATGATCGTGCCTTTGTTGAAACGGCAAACCCATTAGTTATTGAAACAATTAAACGGGCAATGAATGATGAGCGATATCAGAAACTAAGCCCAACAGAACAGAAGATGGCGCTTGGTAATTCTGTTAGCGAAATGACTAGCATAGCACGGGATATTACCGATGCTAAGTTTATGAGTGATGATCTTCTTCGTGTTAAGAAGATGCAATTTAATAAGCTTACCAGTGATGAGCGTAAGGTTATTAATGAACGATATGCCAAAGACAATCAAGGTAAGACGCTTGAAGAAGCCAATGACTATATGCAAGTTGACGCATATAAGGCAATGCTTGGTGACTTAAGGTTTGCTGTTGGTGGTATGGCATCTAAGTTTGCTGGTAAAGCAGCCTCTAACATTCCAGTTCAAGGCTTCTTATCTAGGCTCAGAACAATAAACACTCCTGACATTCCTGTAGATACTTCTACTATTGATAACATTCTTAATAAGAATCTACCAACACCAGCTGTTGCTCCTCAAACAACTACAGCTATCCCAACAGTTAAGAAGGCTGCTGCCAAGAAGACTGTTGCTGCCTCTGAGCCAGTGCCACCAATCGAGCCAGAAGCCCCTATGGCGAGTCAAATGGAAGAGGTCATGCCTCCCCCTGCTGCTGCTGTTGAAACCGCTCCTATGCCTAATCTGGCAGATGACTTGCAAGATGCTTCTAAGCAGCTTGATGATGTCATACCGCCCACTGGTGGCTTTACCCCTGATCAGTACGCCGCTGGTGAAAAGCTGATGGCTGAGAACTACACTCCAGAGTTTGTTAAGAACTGGAAGATTGCCAACTACGATGACTACATGAGTACTGCTCACTCGTACACTGGTCAAGCTGCTGGTGTTAAATGGAATGAGATGCCAGCAAATCCGTTTGGTAAGAAGACAGATGATAGCGCTACATCTTTGACGGATGAAGTTTTGTACGATGATAATGGAAATCCAATAGGCGACTCAATATCAGATATTAAAGCATTCCTTAAACCAAGACTATCACTATCTGAAGAAAAGATCGATAAGATTTATATAGGCGACTTGAACAAACAAGTTAATAAAACTTCTGTTACTCAGCGCAATGCAATCATTAAAGAGATTAGGAACAAGCGAGAAGATTCTTTCTTCAGGCTACGAGATGACATCAACTTTGCTACCATTGATGATGAAGTTCTTGGTACATTGTTAGGCGAATATCGTGCAAAGTATAATGTAGAACTTTCACCTAAGACTAAAGAGGGAATGGCTGAAGCTAAAGACATGGCTATGCGGCTACAAAACAAGCTTGAACAATTGCGTGAACAGTATAAAGATGTTCCACCCATTCGCTTGTATCATGGTGGTCTACCAGAGAAAATGGAAAAGCTTAATAGGTCTGGATTCTATGACCCAACAAGAAGTACAACTGGACATTTTGAAATGAATGTGGGTGGTCCTTCATTTACAAAAGATTTGAATCTTGGATTTAATGCCAATTCTTTTGGTGGGCGCAATGTAGATAACTTTATGTATACTGATATTCCATATGCTGATTACAAGTTCTCTCGCATCAACATGCCACCAAAGGGATATGATGCTAAGGATATGAACACTATTATTCGTGCTGTTACTGGTGTGCCAGACTTTGTTCGTCCAATATCATTGCCACGCGCTGGATTTAATGAAACAGAAGATATGATAATTGAAGCTAATAAGCTTAGTGTTAAAGGTAACAATGTTAAACTGAAAGCTCTTAACCCTAAAGATGAAGTTTTTAACAGGGCACTTATTGGCATTAAACCAAAAGCTGAAATAATTAAAACACGAGATGAATTGAAAGAGTTAATGGACAATGCTTTAGATTCTTTTGATGAAAGAGAATCTGCTAAGTTTGCTTATAAGTCCTACACGGCTGTTCGTAACTTAATGAATGACTATATGAACATGTCTAAGGGTACTGTTCGCTCTGGCACAGGTCAGCAATATCAATCCAGCATTGACCAATTTATTGATGATGCTTTTCACGGAGGCGTTGTTGATAAACTGCCAGATGTTGCTGACATTCTTAGAAGTGTTGGGGCAACTCAAAAAGCTAAGAACATGTTGGAACTGCGGGATAGACTTCGTGAGTTTTCAGCAACAGACAATGCTACTGGCACACCCGCAATAAAAGAAGACAAACGAAAGCTGTCATTGCAGAAGGTGAGGGAGATGACTCCCAAGCTTGCAAGAGGTGGCCTAGCTACTAGACGATAAATGAAAAAGCCAGCTTAGTTGCTGGCTTTCTTTTTAGTGCTGTTGTGCTGGCTTCGGGTTTGTTAGATAGTGGATGTTTTCAAAGTAAGCATAGTCAAAGCCTCGCTGCCACTCCTTACCAGCAATGGTATCAGGATTGTAGCTGTTGACCATCCATCCTTTGTAGAAAGCTTTGTAGCCTTGCTCTGCTTGGATACGCAGTGGTGGAAATCGTTCTGCCTTAATCTGCATCTTTACTCTCCATCAGTCGTTCTGCCATCAGATAGCCCTCAAGAGGCCACAGATTATTAAGCGCATCCTCATACGCATACTTCTCGCCAACAGCAGTATTAAACTTAGAAGCATCAACGCATGCGCTCTTACCAAGAACAACATATCCGTTCTTCATGTACAACAGACACAGGGTAAGGGTGCTGTTTGGCACAGTTGTGTACACAACCTCCTTAATCCTTGCTGACAAGCTGGTCATATCAACTACTGTTTTCTTTTCTGGTAAATTGTTAGGGTGATTCATATCATGTCTTTCAAGCTAGAGATTTTAAGATTGTAACAATCAGATTTTACTGTATAACCATTGCTAGCGTCAACAGTTCCTTTCTTCATAAAGACTGAATCAAGCATGTATTGTTTCTTGTCATACACACCAAGATACCAGCCTACAGTGAAGTCATTCTTGACGCGAACAAAGCAGTAGTAGTCGCACTCTTGGGTTGTATTAAGTGCAGCAATAGAACACTCATAGGTTTCAAGAGGCTTAACACTGGTCTGCTTTGTCTTTACATCAATAGTCTTGCCACATGGTAACACAAGATCATAGTCATAGGTGTTGTTTAGTTCTCCACCTAACACTTGTCGAGCTATGTCTTCACCAATGAATCCAGCAATGTTGCCAGCACCCCTGATAATACTGTTGTACAACCTGCCCATCTCTGCTGCTTTATCTCTTGCTTCGACAAGCATAGCCGCACTAACAGCTACCTCAATCATTCTTGCCCTTTGTTGCTAACACCAGCAAGTGTCTTCATTTCAATAAGAAGTTTCTCTAGCGGCTCAAGCTTTAATGCCCTGCAACATGAGATGTAAATAGGGTTAAACATTACACCG